CATCATTGTTTTGCAACAATGAAAGGAAACCTGGTGGGTGATGACGGAGTCGAACCGCCGACATTCTGCTTGTAAGGCAGACGCTCTACCAACTGAGCTAATCACCCGAGAACTTCGGATTAAACCAAAAAACCTCTATTAGGGCAAGCCGTTTGTTTTAAGATAAATATATTTATTTGAATATAAATAATAAATAAGTTTAGTATTACCTCAATCAAAAATCATATGCCCCAGTTTGTCGGCTTTGGTGTGCAGATAACGTTCGTTTTCAACATTCTCGCCAACATGGAGCGGGATACGTTCGACGACATTGATGCCTGCATCTTTCAACGTCTGAATTTTTTCGGGATTGTTGGTCAGCAGCTTGACCGCGCGGATATTCAGATGGTCGTAGATTTGCTTGGCAAGCGTAAAATCGCGCGCGTCAACGGGTAGCCCGAGTGCAAGGTTGGCTTCGACCGTATCCATCCCCTCGTCTTGAAGCTTATAGGCACGGATTTTGTTGATTAAACCGATACCGCGCCCTTCTTGACGTAAATAAACGATGACACCGCGCCCTTCTTGCTGAACCGCTTTCATCGCCGCTTCAAGCTGCGGACCGCAGTCGCATTTTTTGGAAAACAGGGCATCGCCGGTCAAACATTCGGAGTGGATGCGGGTCAGAACGGGGAGGTCGTCTGAAAAATCGCCCATCGTCAAAGCGATGTGTTCTTGTCCGCTCGGTTCTTCAAAACCGTGCATAGTGAAGTCGCCCCATTCGGTCGGCAGGCGGCAGGAGGCGACGAATTTCAAGGTATTATTCATGTTCTTCTTCCTTGTCTTCGATGCCTGCCAATGCTTTCAGCGGCTCGGCAAGTGCCAAAGCCAGCGCCGACCAATCCGTTTGGGCTGCTTCATCGGCTTGATCTTTATCGGCAAATTCAACATGAACCACGCCCAAAACCGTCCCATTTTGAGTAGCCACAGGAATGGATAACTGGCTTCCGCTCCCCTCGTTCCGGCCGCCTTGGATTTCGTCCAGCGAAAGCCAATAGGCAATATCGTTGGCAATATTCATCCAGCCGCTTTGCGCCGTACGGCAGGCAAGGTAAACCGTACCGTTTTCTTCGTGAACCGCCAACAGGTTCTCCAAAGGCTCGCCTTGCGCCGAGATACGAACCAGCCTTGCATGCGGTTCGCCCGGAATGTGGATGTAAACCGCCGCGCTTTTGACAGCTTTTGCGCGACTGAACACCGAATCCAAAGCCATGAAAACCTGTTTGAGCAAAACTTCATTTTCCGGCGTTTCTTCAATATAGTCTGCCAGCTTCCAACCGTCTTCTTCACGCCATAAAACCGAGCGGTCAATCGAAGCATTGCCCATATCCATCACCGTCTTCGCGGTCAGATAAGCAACACGGAGGTCGTCTGAAGACAGCTTCAAACCCTGTGTCTGTAAAAAATCCTGAATCAGTAAAACAGGCATGATGTTCCTCTTTAATATTAGTGTGTTCCGGCAGATAACCGACCTGCCATTATATCGGTCGGAATAAAGCAATTTCAAGCCAAAGATTGTTTGCAGAGCAGGATACTTTGTGTATAATCCCCAGTTTAATCACGCGGACGTGGCGAAATTGGTAGACGCACCAGATTTAGGTTCTGGCGCCGAGAGGTGTGAGAGTTCGAGTCTCTCCGTCCGCACCACCTAACCCCTTTCAGGGGTTATTTTTTGTCTAATCAAATCTAACGCAGTAATCAAGATTCAATACTGGTAAGGCTTTCAGGCTAATAACCCCCTTGCCAAGTGTCTAAATACCCCCAATGCCGTATAATTGAATAAACCAAAATATGGGGGTATGATTTGGGGAATCTGACAACACCCCCTAAAAACATACCCCCAATGCCCCTGAACGACCGCCAAATCAAAGCCGCCAAGCCGTCTGATACTGGAAAGAAAGCCAAGTTATTTGACGGGAGCGGCTTATATCTTGAAGTTACCCCATCGGGCGGAAAAGTATTCCGCCTGAAATACCGTATAGATGGCAAAGAGAAAACTCTTACTATCGGGAAATATCCGACCGTTTCACTGGTAGAAGCCCGCCAAGCCGCCGAAAACGCCCGCCGCATGATCGCACAAGAGCAAGACCCATCAGCAATGAAGCAACAGGCCAAACAGGAGCGCAAAACGGCCTTACTGAATACCTTTGCCAACGTTACCAAAGCATGGCATGAGAAAACCACCAAGCGCAAAAGCTGGAAGCCTAATCATGCCGCCCGTGTTTTGCGGTACTTTGAAACAGATGTTTTCCCTATTATTGGGGAAACGCCTATAAACAAAATCGGGAAAAAAGAGATAAAGGCCGTATTGGATAAAGTAACAGAGCGGGGCGTATCGGAAACCGCCGAAAAAATCAGGCAATGGATAGGCGCGGTGTTTACCTATGCCGGTTATGAAGAATTGACCGACCGAAACCCTGCCGCGTTACTGAAAGGCTATATAGAGCCAACAGAAAGCAAAAGAATGCCCGCCCTACCCCGTGAAGAATTGCCGGAGTTTTACCGCCGCCTGATACTGGCAGATTGTGAGCAACAAAACAGAATTTGCGTAATGTTGATTATGCTTTGCTTTGCCCGAAACAAAGAGATACGCGGCGGCCAATGGCAGGAAATCGACTTTAAGCGCAAAACATGGACGATTCCCGCTGATCGTATGAAACGGCCACGAGAGCACACAATCCCCTTGTCTGATTGGGCGATTGAGCTATTAAACGAACTACACGCCATAACCGGCGAAACACCCTTTCTATTTCCAAGCCCTAAATCCAAAACTGGTTACATTAGCGAAAATACAGCGGGCAAAATCATCAACGGCATGGGTTATTACGGGATAGCCACCCCGCATGGTTTCCGTTCCCTTGCCAGCAGCGTTTTGAATGAACAAGGTTTCAACCCTGACGCGATAGAGCGACAACTTGCCCACATTGAAAACAACAAAATCCGCGCCGCCTACAACCGCGCCGATTATCTGAACGAGCGCAAAGAGTTTATGCAATGGTATAGCGACTTTTTGCGGGAACGGTATAACCAAGCATTGCAACTGATTCAAGATGGCAAGACTGATTAAAGGTCGTCTGATGAAAAGAAAGGATTAAAACAATGACCAATACCGATAACCAAGATACTGATACTAAGAAAAATTATTGCCTTGATAATGAAAGATTCAAAGCTATTTATCAAATAAAAGGTACAAAAAAATTTGGCAAAGCACTAGGGGCATATTGGTTTAATGCTGAAAAGGTTATGAGAAGAGCCTTTTATGCCACTGACCACACGCCTGAATCATTTTGCTGGAAACAGAAAAGTACAGAGGAAATCGAAAAGACGGAGCAAGAATGTTTTGAGGCAATCAAAAAATTCGAGGAGGAATTTGAAGAACCCTATAATTATCAAGAACAATTAAAACCTGTAATTCAGGGCTTGTCTTATGGGCAAGACTGGAAAACACTGGTGGAAATGCAGCATGTATTTACAGCAAAAGCTATTTTTGATTATGTAACAGATTTTGACAGCCTTAGTTATGAGGATAGATTCTATAAATTTCAGGGACTTGCAAACCTAATAACTGATTCAATCGGACTAATAGAACTTGAATCAAATTCAGGCGAAATAGGTATGCAATCTATTATAGAAAACGCCCGCAAAGCAGGTAAAGCCAAGCAAAGCCCCTATGAAAAAGCGGGAACGATAGCTGCCGTAAATCAGTTATTGGAAGAAAGAAAGGAAAAGCTGAATGAAAGAGGGGGGAAAGCTGAATTAATCCGCCTGATTATCCGCAAAATTGATGACGATGAAATCCCAGCCCCCGATGTTCCGACAGAAAGAACGGTTACAGCTTGGGTAAACCAGTTTCAGAAAAATATGAAATGAACAAGCTGACTTCATGAAATCAACACGGTGTTTCATGAAATCAACACGCTACTTCCTTAACAGCCGCCCACATGGGCGGCTATATTTTTGCCTGTCATCTAATCCGATTCAAGAAAGGCAATAGGATATGAATAACACAGTATTGAGAGCAGACGATACCGCCCGCGCATTAGGTGTTTCACGGGCGACTATTTGGAATTGGGTAAACCCAAAAAGCCGCCATTACCGCCCTGATTTTCCCCGCCCGTTCAAAATTTCCGCAAATGCGACGGGTTGGCTTGCAAGCGAGATTGACGACTATATCGGCAAACTGGCAGCCAAACGCGAAGAGCAGGCAAATTAATTTATCAGGCGCAAAACAAATACCGCCTGAAAGGACATTCAGACGGCGGAAAGGATTATTAAGCATGAGCGATTATTCTACCAACGGCAAGGCAAAAATGCCAAGCCAAAAAGAGCGCGTTTTATCCCGATTGAAGCAGGGCAGCGTTACATCATGGGAGCTTACTCAAATGGGTATATTAGGCTACAACACGCGCATCATGGAGCTTCGCAGGGCGGGGCATGACATCGTTACCGTGATGGAAGAAGTAACCAACCAATTCGGCGAAACCGTGAAACGCGGTCGGTTCGTATTAATCAATTAAATCAGGAATTTTAACTATGAATATCGAATATACAAAGACAACTTTTGCGACCCGTCAAAAGTTACTGAAAGAAGTAGAAGACAAATGCAGCGAACTGACCGCCCAAATTGAAGCGGCGGAAGCTGGTGTTACAGAAGCGCAGGCGGTAATCAATGAATTTGCAGGGCTACGAAACAGGCGCAAAGGCATATTTGCAAATTTGTTGAAAATGGGCAAACCCACAAACAGCGAAGAAGCCAAAGGGCTTGATTCAGAGATTGCCGCCAAACGCGAAGAAGCAGACCGCGCCGCCGATATGCTGGAAGCGCAAAAAGAACTGTTGGAAAGCCTTTTTGATGAACGCCGCCAACATCTGAACCGCATTTCAGAGCTTCGCAATTTATTGTCCGTTTCCCGCTATGAGATGTTTATCATCGACATAGAAGAAACCCACTTGCCCGAATATATGGAAGCCGCGCACGCCTATATCAAAGCGGCCGCGAAATTGGTGGGGATCGGTAAAGCCTCCGCTGAGATGAGAATGAAGCTTTTTGAAAACGGTTTGCGGGTTGATTGTCCGTCCTATGGGCAATCCATGCCAGATAGAATCATTGATTTACGTTTGCCCGGCTTCTTCAACATGATGGACGGCACAGGCGGAGAAGAAAACGCCATTTTCGACATCTTGGAAGACGTAGAGAAAGAAAAAGAAGCGGCTTTGGACAATTTGAAATAGCAACACTCAAACAGCCGCCCAAAGGCAGAAAAATCGCTGCTGGGCGGCGTTCTGAAAGGATTAAGGACATGACCCCGAAACAAGAACAGTTTGCCCGTCTGTATGTGGAAACGGGCAATGCGAGCGAAGCATACCGGCAAGCCTACAACACCGACAACATGAAGCCCGAAACGGTAACGAATGAAGCCTATAAGCTGCTTCAAGACCCCGATATTTCCGCGATGGTGGACGGCTTAAAGGAAGAAGCGCGGCAACGACACGCGGTAACGGTGGGCGACTTGTTGCACGAATTGGAACAGGCACGGGCGGCGGCACTGGCAGCCCCTACCCCGCAAAGCAGCGCGGCGGTATCGGCAACGATGGGCAAAGCAAAAATGCTGGGCTTGCTGGTAGATAAGGCGGAAATCAAGGCAGAGGCGGAAGTCAGCACGAAACAGGAAAAATACACCCCGCCGTTAACGGACGATGAAATGCAGCAAGTCATTAAGGCTTTTTTCAATAAGCCGTACAGTGAAATTACGCTTGAAGACATCATCGGAACCGTTGGAGAAGATACAGAGCGCATCGGGTATGTAATAACCATGATTATCGTGGATAAAAAATTTTAGCCGTCTGATGCAAAAATCATTTGACAAATCGAGCCTTGAGAATCAGAATTTAGGTTCTCTCAAAACGAAATACCCAATCAGCAGGGTAACGCTGATTTTTTATCGCCAAAATTCTTTTACGGGCGTTTGCGATGTTATTAAACGTTAACATTTCAGACGACCTATCACGAGTTATGGCGGTGTCTGCCAACCGCAAGGCGCAGGCTGGTTTTATTTCGCCAGAGAGAGCACCGCCCCCTTATTTGGGGCATTCTCAAAATCTCTAAAGAAAGAAATACCATGACTTCAATTTTCCCCCAAATCCAAGACGTTCAATACCCATCAGAACAAGGCTTTTGCGCCGTCGTCCACGAACCGACCGCGTATCTAGCCGATATTGACGTTCATTCATGTACCGTCCGCCGTTTGGGCATCTATCCATCACACGCCGCCGCCGTTGCCGCCTGCCGGTCGTTTATTGCTTCGCTTTCAGACGACCTAAAAGCATGGGCTGCTTTCAGCGTAACGACAGCCGAACAAATCCGCTAAATCCCTGAAAAACACCCGCCTTTATGCCGCCCGTTTTGGACGGCATGGGGCAAACTTCGCCCTAGTGTTTACATAAGTATTTGATTTTTCGATATTTGATATTTTGGTGCGCTGGGCATGGAGGACATGAATCATGAAACCGACTGATAAAAACGACCGTTTCCGCCGCTATTTCAACCGCGCTTTGCTGGTGTTTGGGGTGTTGTTGATGGCTTTGGCAATCCGAGCCTGTAACCAGCCCGCCCATGCAGAAACGGAACAGGCAATCACGGCAACACCGACCATATGGGAGACCGACCCGATGGCGGGGGTAGTTTTAGAACCTGTAACAGGGGAGACGCGGCAATGAAGACCATCACGGAGAAGCTGACAAACCAGCTAAACAGCAAAGAGAAGGCAATCGCAGCGGTGGACGTTCTGACCGCCGTCCTGCTGATTGTGAACGACGGAGCAAGCCGAAAAGCCGCGATTAATACCGTAGCAGCCATAGCGCGTGAAGCGATGGACAGATATGGGGAGTCAGAACAATGAAACCGACCTATCAAGACATCAAAGCCGCCGCGCAATACCGCTGGCAGGAAATTCACGCCGCCATCGGCATAGACCCGCGATACCTGAAAAACAAACACCAGCCTTGCCCCGCGTGTGGGGGCAAAGACCGTTTCAGATACGACGACAAGGACGGTAGCGGCACATTCATTTGTAGCCATTGGGAGAACGGCGCGGGCGACGGTTTCGGCTTGGTAATGCACTATCTGAATTGCGGTTTTGACGAAGCATTGCACGCCGTAGCGGGCGTGTTGAACATGGGCGGGGCAAACCCCTTGCCGATACCGCCCACACGCCCGCAGACGCAGCCACGCCCCGAAAAAGACCAAATCGGCAAACTTGCCGCGTTGTGGAACGGGGCAGAGCCGGTAACCGCCGATTCCCCCGCCGTGCAGTATTTGAAATCACGCGGTTTGGACATGGCGCAATTACCTGAAAACGTCCGTTTTTTGAAAGGAGCGGATTATTGGACGATGGGGGAGGACAAGCCGCTTTTTATCGGTCGTTTCCCCTGTATGGTTTGTGCCATCCGCGATACGGGCGGCGAGCTTCAAGGCTTGCACATGACCTATTTTCAGACGACCTATGACAAGCCATACGGAGAGAACGGGCTACACGCCCCGCATTATCGAAAGCTGGCAATCAAACATCCCGAAACGGGCGAAGCCTTGCCCGCCAAGAAAATGCAGAGCCGCAAACAGGGCAGCATTTCAGGCATGGCGGTTCACTTGTTCCCCATCCCTGAAAACGGACGACTTGTTATCGCAGAGGGGATAGAAACCGCCCTTGCCGCCCGCGAACTGTTCCAAGCCCATGACTGGGGCTTATCCGCCGCCTTGAGCGCAAACAGCATGGCGAAATACCGACTTTCAGACGACCTAAAGGAAATCGTGATTATTGCCGATAACGACACCCCGCGCCCCGTAGGTTTCAAAGCCGCGCATGATTTGGCAGTCCGAGCCATCAAGCGGGGCATCAAGGCGCGTATATGGCAGAGCGACACACCAGGCTATGACGCATTGGACGAACTGAAAGAAAAAAGGTCGTCTGAAGCCCAATCAGACGACCCTACCCAACAAAACGGAGACGTTACACCATGAAAACGAACGTAATTATAGACGCTAAAGCCATTGAAGACTACAACATCAACGACATCGAACCATACCGCCCGCGCCCCCGCTTCGATACCGACCATCGGGGCGTATGGTGGATAAACGTCAGGACAGGCAAAGACGGCGAAGCCGTCGAAGCAGAGCCGCTATTGCTTTCCGACCCTATCGACATCATCGGCACGGGGCAGGACAACGACGGCGCGTATTACCGCGTTATCCGCTGGCAGGACAAAATTACACGCCAAACCAAGACCGCCGCCATCCCACAAGCGGAAATCGGCACGGTTCAGGGCTGGCAGCGATTGCAGAGTTACGGCTTGACCGTCTTATCAGGCAGAGCCAAACGCGAACGG